CTCAATATTTCCCATTCGCTTGTGAGCAAACCCGAGCTTGTAGTAACTATACCAAACTTCTTGGTCCCATCCACCAATTTTAATGCGCTTTTCATAATTCTCAATTGCCTTTTCATTGTTACCTAAATCCAAGTAACTGTTGGCAAGATAGAAGTGATAACGGTCGTGATTCGGCTCCAGAGCAATCGCGCCCTCAAGCAATCGTATATCGCGCTCAAACTTGTCACTCTTACAACCTCCATCGCCTAGATCACTTATAAATAGGTCATTTTTTCCAAATGTTTTTGATTTTGTTCCACTTGGTGAAGATACATACTCATGAGTAACTCCTACATAATGAAATGATCCATTGTTTTTAAGGATGCGAACATTTTGATAATAAAAATTATCATTTCCTTGAAGAACATTAAAAAGATCATGTTCGCGTAACATCTCCTTATTAAAACTTCTAACTTCTAATATCATATCAGCATCCAACAGTAATACATAGTCCGACAAACCCAAACAACTTTGAAGAGCAAAATTACGATTGTATGCGAAATCCTTGAATGGCTCGGTAACAACAACTCCTTTGATATTTTTACTATCGAAATATTGCTTGATTATGTTAACGGTATCATCTGTGGAACCAGTATCACAAATACAATATGTATCAATAATTGACAACACAGAGTCGAACAATCTGGTGATAATTTTACTTTCATTTTTCACAATCATATTTAAACACAGCGTTGGCACATAATTCTCATCTTCTTTTAGCTTCAACTCCATAATTACTAATAATTATATTCTGTTTAAATTATTATTATAATAAATTATATTGTATAAGTATAGTATGGCATGCACACGATTTTATTATGATCCTTGTAGGACAAAGAAACAGTTACAACAATCAACTGACCCTGGAAGGTGGATTTTGAATGTGCCTGGGAATGGTTCAAACCCGTGTTATATAGAAGACCCTCAAATTATTATTCAAAAATGGGGTGCTAATTTGAGAACAAATACTATCAATTTGGAGAGTGATCTATTGAGTGTAAATCGGCAGATAGGAAGAGATTGTTTAGGAAAAGACAATTACAAGAGTTATAACGTCCCAAATGAACCCATACAATATCCCACATGCGCAAATCTGTTCACAGAACAATCCAGAGCGATTGCTCCGGCGTGGATGGTTCGAGACAAAGAACAAGTTGACTGGTATTACCCTCCATTGAATCCACAGGAAAATACATGTATGTCATTCTCAAATAACTTGAATACACGAATTTTAGAAAAGGATTATTTCACTCCAAAGAGAGATTGTGTAATCAACGAGACAAATAATCTATTGCCTACAAGTTTTATTTTGGTGAAGGGAGGTTTGAATAATACATGTACCCAAACGAACTCTTGTGGCTTTAATTCTTGAACTATATATTTTTATGACATCGTTGTAAATTAAAAATATAATACTTTATATATATTATGGAATTAGCCATCCCTTTAATAGCATTAGGAGGAATGTATGTTGTATCAAATCAAAAAAGTAAGTCTAATGATATGAGAGAAAAATTTACAAATATGGGAAAACAGGTTAACTATTTACCAAACACAGTTATACCTCCTCAAAACTTTCCAGTGTCTAATATAAATCAACTAATTGACACTGTCCAGGAATACCCAAACCCCAATGCCGCAACTGATAAATACTTTGATCAGAATAAGTTTGAGCAACAAGTTCGCAAAGGGGAGCCAGTGGGCCAAAACCCACAACAGATTTATTCATTGACCGGCAATTATCTCGATTCGCAGCAGTTTAAACATAATAATATGGTCCCGTTTAATGGAGGCAAAGTCAAAGGGAACACTCACAATACAAATATTGCCGAAACTGTCTTGGATAATATGATTGGAAGTGGATCGCAAATTATTAAAAAAATAGAGCAGGCGCCTTTATTCAAGCCTGAAGCGAATATGAATTGGGCATATGGAGCTCCCAATCAAAGCGATTTTTTTCAATCTCGTGTGAATCCTGCTATGAAAAATAACAATGTGAAACCTTTTGATACGGAGTATGTAGGTCCAGGATTAAATCAAGGATATGGAACAAGCGGAAGTGGTGGATATAATTCGGGTATGGAGGCGCGCGATAAGTGGTTACCCAAGACAGTAGATGAGCTTCGTGTAGATACAAACCCGAGACTTGAATATGAGCTCATTAATCACGAAGGTCCGGCGAATGCTCAAATTAAAAATTTAGGAAAAATTGGACGTGTTGAAAAGCAAGGCCCCGATACATTCTTTATTAATTCTCAAGATCGTTGGTTGACTACTACAGGAGCAGAGAAAGGTGAGACATTACGCCCCATTCAGGAAATGGGAATTTTGCGCCGTAATGATATTGTAACCGATTATGCTGGACCCGCCGGACCTGCCGATAGAAAGGCTGCTTATGCCCCTGAAAATTTTGAAGTGAGCAAGCGTCACCAACTACCAGCGTGTGATGTTACCCATTCGAGAGCAGTTGGACGCGGACCAACCACTGATGGTGAGAATTTTCTTCGCAGTCACACAAATTATAATAATCATCGTTCGACGATTAAGCAACCCGACACTTTGAGGAGTGGATTCAGTGGGGCCATTGGCGCTGTCATAGCTCCATTCATGGATATATTACGTCCATCTCGCAAAGAGGAAACCGTTAACAATGTTCGCATTTACGGTGAAGCTGGATCTAATGTCCCTCAAAGCTATGTTATCAATATGAATGATACAACACCGACGACAATTAAGGAAACAACTCTTTACTCTCCCGAGTTTAATATTAACAACCAAAAGGAAAGTATTTATGTTAACAACTATAAACCTATGGATTTAACGCAAAGGGATACAACCAGTTGTGATTACATAGGAACATCCGGAGGACATGGCACCCAATATGGCGATGTCTTGTATGATGCGGCATACAGACAACACAATAATGATATAAAGTCTGCGACAATTGATAATCGTCCAAATCAAGGAGGAACACAGATATTTAACACGCAAATGAATGTAAATATTGCTCGTCAAGATAGCGATAGGTTCAATTATCGTGTGAGTGCTCCTTCATCTGTTGTTCCAATGCCCCCGTCGAAAGAAGTGTACGGAAAACAGAACGGTCGTCAAATGTATGATGAAAATATCAACTGTGCTCGCATAGATGGCGATTTATTACAAGCATTCCGGTCGAATCCGTATACGCATTCATTGACAACTTCTGTCTAAACCCACCTTTACACCTTTGCGCATTTGAAATGCGCAAAGTAACCGGTCCATTCTCACTCATTACTGCCCATTTTTCCAAGTGAAAATGGGCGTTTTGAATGAGAAATGGTGTAAAAAAGGTGGAGCCAAACCAAATCCTCTCTCATCGCGCAGCAACATGAAAGTAATGGGTTACCCCGTGGATTTGGCACCACTCAACCTTTGGAAAAGGGTTTAAGCGAAGCAAAAACCAAATCTCCCTTTTGGGAGGGGGCTTACCCCCGTGAAAAGTGGAAGAATGCGTTAAAAACATATTTAAAAACAACTCATATATAATAACAAGTTCTATAATGTTATTACATATTCATCAAACTATAAAAGACAAATTAGAATACTTCCAAAATAAACATAAAATACCAAATATTATATTTCATGGACCATCAGGGTCTGGCAAACGAACTATCGTGAATGAGTTTATACACAACATATACGACCACGATAGAGAAAAAATAAAGTCGTTAGTCATGTATGTAAATTGTGCTCATGGTAAGGGTATTAAATTTATACGCGACGAATTAAAATTCTTTGCCAAGACACACATAAATTCAAACGGTGGTGATATTTTCAAAAGTATTATTTTACTCAATGCGGACAAACTTACAATGGATGCCCAATCGGCACTGCGTAGATGTATTGAATTGTTTAGTCATAACACCCGTTTTTTTATTGTTGTAGAAGATAAATATAACTTGTTAAAGCCAATTTTATCGAGATTTTGTGAAATTTATGTTCCGGAACCAACCCATAATGGAAAGGCGATTAACCTTTACAAGTATAATCTAGATGAGACATTTAAAATGAACAATATAAATATAACTCGTCTGGATAAACTGAAAAAGGAAATTGTAAAATCAGTAAACAAAGATACCAATGTTGATGACTTGATGACATTCTGTTCAAAGTTATATGAAAAGGGGTATAGTGGTTTAGACATTTTAAAATTACTTGATAATCCACAATTTGGTTTAGCAATCGAACGGAGATATGAATTATTAATAGCATTTCATCGTGTTCGAAAGGAATTTAGAAATGAAAAAATATTAATGTTATTTATTTTAAATTTTGTATTTATAAGTTTAGAACTGTCTTTAGAAAATATTTCATTTATGTAACATGGACGATTTTGACGTAGCCACGTTACATGAAAGTAGAAATGAATGGTCTGCTCGATTAATTACAATTTTAACCCCACTCATAATTGATGGTTATAAATCTATTATTGATGAAGCGATCAAATTATGTAAGGAAAATGGTGAGTTGGATAAATATTTGATGACATTTCAAAATTTCGTTTCCAGGATCCCAAAGTGGAATAACACCATTATAGAAACAGAACGAAAGAGAATCTGTGATAAAAGTGGCTGTATGTATTTAGAAGATTTAGTTACTTGTGTCCATATTATCCAACTTAAAATGTTAACAGCAGTTAGAGTTGGACAAAAACAGAAAAAGATTGATATCAATGTGCCCAAATTGGATGATTTTATTCACAAGGTTTACATTAGTGTAGCGAGAAAGGTATACAAAAACGTATACTTATTCGAGCAGGGAATTCCGCCACTTCAAATACAAAAACATAATCGTGAACTTGAAATCATTGTTCAAGAGTGTATTTTGAATACTGTGAGAGAAAGTATCCCAGTGGAAGCGATCTTGAAAGAATATATGCAGGATGAATCAGTTGAAGAAGAGGTAACGGAAGAGATTAAAGAAGAGGTGATTGAGCCTGATCATGAGGGTGAACCAACGAAGGAATTAAAGACTGAACAAGTTATTAAACCCGTGTCTTTAGTTCAAACAAACGATGAACCCACAACTAAACTCTCCTTTGATGATATGGATTATGTAAAGGACTCGAATAATAATGTAACTCCTGTTAGTGCTCCTAAAACGGTTGAGTTTTTAACAGAGTTGAGTGAAAAACGTGCTAAGGAGAAGGCAGAAGAAGATGATGACGATAAAATATCGATTTTGCCCGATTCATTTGATCTTACTGAATTAGACGTACATGAGATTAGTGAACCTAAAATTAAATTTCCAGAATTGAATGAAGAAATTGAGTTTGAGTTATTGGAGTAAATGCGTAAAATATGAAATAAGAATGTTTATGGGTATTGTAAATGGACAATATGTTTTTTATAGCAGGGATAATTTCGGTTGTATTTTTAATAGCAAAATTTGTTGAAATGCGATTTATTGATAAGGAGAGTAAACCACTCAAATTATTAATACGTGATGCGCTGTTGGTTTATTTTAGTGTTGTTTTTGGAATTTTTGTCATGGAACAGTTGAAGCCAATGAGCGGCGAAGGCCAGGTTTCTCCCCAAGTGTTCACGGATAATCCAGAGTTTTAGAGATAATTAGTATAATATAAATTTAATATTTTATACTAATAAATAGATTTATCGTCCTGTCCATACCTTCACAATCGGTTTGGGTATTTTATTGCGTTTTAAATCTGTTTCATATTTATCATAAGTATACCCCCAAGTTTGATATGACATTATATTTCCAAATAGCGATTTTAGCCTAACAACTTCTTTACATTCTTTACAGAATATGGCTCCAAATATTCTCTCAAGTGAGCATCTATCAGCCCTACATTTGACGGCCTGAATCATATTTGAAATTCCATATTTTCTTTCAAGTGATTGTAAAAACTTGTGATTAATAAAGCTTTGAACACCAAAACAACCATTCCATTTATCTTGATTTAGGTGAAACTTTGTCTCAAAATCATTTGCTAACATTTTTTTGATCATATAACCATTTTGTAATTTATTTGCTATACGTAATGTGTTGGGTCTATTTTCTTTATCAGATTCAAATGACCACAATGGTAATACTCTAAGGCCTATCATTCGTTCAAAGTTGAAACGCCTGTGAAAAAATACACTGTCATGTATTATAACTGCATTTTCAAACCATTTGTTTTTTTCATAATAATAATATGGGAGTAGTTCCCCACGACCACAAAATTCTGATTGAATGATCTCCACATTAGTATAATCATTTTCCGCACTTAAAAACTCAGGTTTACTGTTGTCATCTATGATAATAATCTTCTTGTATGGATAAAAACGTCGTATACAACGAATGGAATTATTCCAGTACTTGTTTGTCTTTGCTGAATTTACATGTCTTGTTATTATAAATCCATAGTTATCCATCTAATTGAACAAAATATTATATTTTTGAACAGGTTGATTTGGCTCAAACCCATGGCAAAACCCCAACTTTCATTACTTTGTGAAAAAGTAGATTTTATTACAATATGCTAAATGTATCATTAGTATATTGTATTACACACACACAGGAATCTTATCAATATCGACAACGTCTCCTTTGAATTTTCCGTTAAACTCAAATGCTTTAAACTCAGGTCTTTCCAATTGTAAATTGGGTGTGTGATTATGAACACATCGAGCAATCATCTTGTATAGCTTGAAATCAGGATATCGTTCGATCCCGTTATTCTTATATAGCAGATTACAACCATTGTCATCAAGACACCACTCATATATCAGTTTATTCACAGGACTTTTGGGTTTTGTTTGTTTCGAATCATCAACAACGTAATCATAAATGGAACAAGCTAGTCTACATAAATCAAAACTAAAATTGGGTTCTAGTCGGGGTTTTTTATCATTAAAAAATGGTTCCGTATTGTATTGTGTCGCCGCATCACCACCTATCTTGAAACTGTCGCTACAAAATATCTTCCCATTCACTTTATAAATACTTCGTCCAAAATCAATAATTTTGAATATTCGACCAAATGTTGGCACCTTATAATATTTCTTCTTATATAAATAATAAATAAACTTCTTGTCCGTTTGATTATACATTACATTATTCGTATGAAGATCATTATGAGTAAACGAAAATGACTTTTGGTAAGTGATTAAAATCATTATAATTTGCATCAAAGCGGAAAACCACTCATCATCGGTTAATTCATTGTTTAAAATAAGATCATCAAATGTATTTTCACAATTTTCCATACAAATTACCTGAACAGGAAACTTTGGTATCGTAGCTTCAATTACTTCTTCCGCATATGATGATTCATCACTCCATTCTGTATCGCTGTCTTTTTCATTTTCACTATCATTTTCGTTTTCTTCATCATCATCGCCATCATCGTCTTGTTCATCCTCATCATTTGTATGAGATGATGTTGATGAACAGCTTGAACTACTTCTTAGTGTAGTTATTTTAATATCATTCTCATAAGAAATATCATTCAACTGAACAACTGTCATCATATCATTTGCTAAACTTTCAATCATTTCACTTGCGGATGTATTTTTATCATCAAACATATTTTCAAATATTCCATCATTTAAGGATTTTAATGAAATACAAGATCCCACACTAGTATTATGTTGAATTTGAATTGGCTTCAACTTCGCATCATCCTTATTGTCGGGCTCAAATAAATGATCATAGTCATCTACTTTATACAGAATATTTCTGTTTTTTTTGAAGAATGAAGACTCATTTAAAAAATCGATGTCGTCAAAAATATTTAACTTAAAGTCATTTTTAATAGAAAGAAATGAACCATAATAATCAACACCATTTATGAACCCATGCTCATGTAACAGAAAATTTGTTACATACAAAAATAATCCATCTACATATGCTGAATTATTTACATCTACATATTTAGGGTTGATATTTGTTTCCGTTGATGTGTTATCTGGCAGCGTCAATAAGTTCGGGTCATTTGTATTATATTTACCGATCAAGTATTTGAATGGGTCTAATAATGGTGCCATTTTGAAAAATATGTCAACGTTTGTTTGTTCTTTTTCTTTTTCCTTTTCTATGCTTTTAATACAACATTTGTATGTGTTTTGATTCTTGTTCTTAATATTAGAAATATACCATTTGTGATTTAAGTTTATACTGTTGTAATTAGTGTCATTCAAGGAAAAGAACCGGTTATAAATCGGAATATAATTTTGGGTTTTAGAGAGAAGTAGCGAACCTTCTAAACTTTTAAAAAGTTCAGTGTTCTTTCTCTTTTGATAGTTTACAACTAATGCCATTAGCTATTTAAAATATAAATTTTATGTGTTTTTAAACTTATATTTGTTTAGTTGCGTTAAAGTATCAAAAATATAATTTATTGTTCTATTACCAATGGCGTCGCTAGAATTGAAAAAATTCGATATGAAAAATATCAGTTTTAAACCAAATGAATCAAAAGGCCCCGTCGTTGTTCTTATTGGTCGTCGTGACACAGGTAAGAGTTTCCTTGTTCGTGATCTACTATATTATCATCAAGAAATACCACTTGGAACTGTCATATCTGGAACCGAAGAAGGTAATGGGTTTTATGGAAAAATGGTACCCAAGTTGTTCATTCACAATGAATACAATACTGCTATTATTGAAAATATTTTAAAGCGGCAAAAAACCGTCTTGAAACAAATCAAAAAAGAAATAGAAACATATAAACGAAGCACAATAGACCCGCGAGCCTTCGTTATTTTGGATGATTGCTTGTATGATGATTCATGGTCTAGAGATAAAATGATGCGTCTCCTGTTCATGAACGGGAGACACTGGAAGATTATGCTAATCATAACTATGCAATACCCGCTAGGAGTTCCACCTGTATTAAGGACTAATATTGATTACGTTTTTATTTTGCGAGAGCCATACATAGCAAATCGAAAGCGTATTTATGATAATTACGCAGGAATGTTTCCCACATTTGAGTCTTTTTGTCAAGTCATGGACCAATGCACTGAGAATTATGAGTGTCTTGTGATAAATAACAACTCAAAATCGAACAAGTTACAGGATCAGGTATTCTGGTATAAGGCTGATAACCATAATGACTTTAAATTAGGATCAAAAGAGTTCTGGGAATTATCCAAAGGTTTCAACTCAGATGAAGAAGATGAGAAATATGACCCTGGAAATGCGAAAAAGCGAGGTTCTGGACCCAAAATTAATGTAAAAAAGGCGACTAAATGGTAATCATAGCCTTTTCCAAAAAGTTTAACCAAAATGTTGTCACTGTTATGGTAACACAATATTGCTGCCCTTTGAGGAAGGACAAAATCTTGCTTTAGGTGCACCTAAAGCAAAAAAAAACACATGGAGGTCATAACAAATTATATAATATTCGCGTAAAAATAACTTAAATAAAGGGTGTATTATATAGTATAACAACCATGGATATAGTTAAAGCGTTTAATTCAAATGAATTACATACTGAAATCGTTATAAAGGGAACATATGACAGCCCGTTATTTCGTGCTAGTGATGTAGGGGTTGTATTAGAAATTAGTAATATTAGAACATCAATTCAATTATTTAATGATACTGAAAAGGTAGTCCATAATATGGACACCCTTGGAGGAACCCAAGACGTGACTTTCCTAACGGAAAAGGGCCTATACAAGGTGTTGTTCAAATCAAGAAAACCAATCGCGGAAAAATTCCAAAATTGGGTTTGTGAGATAATTAAGGAAATTCGTTTATCTGGAAAATACGAGTTAGAAAAACAATTAGAACAAAAGGACAATATTATCATGGAAATTCAAGAAACCGCAGAGAAAGATAAAGAGAAACACAAAAAAGTAGTTGAACAGGCCATTGTGTCACAGTTTCCCAAGAATACCGAATGTGTATATTTTGGGACCATTGATAATGTTGGACAAGGCGAGAAACTCATAAAATTTGGCCAGACTAATGATTTGCAGTCGCGCGTATACAATCACCATGGTAATTTCAATAATTTTCGCCTTGTAAACGCATTCAAAGTCCAAAATAAGGTTGAAATTGAGAATTTAGTTAAGCAACATCCCAAGATTAAGAAACAGCTTCGTCAACTTACAGTTTGCGATAAAGTATACAAGGAAATCATTGCGTACGATGATACAAAATTCACAATTGATAAATTGGCGTATTATATCAAGGAGGTTATCCAGAGCAAACAATACAGCATTGACAATTTTAATATTTTGATGAAACGCAATGAACAACTGGAAGAAGAATTGGCGGCGGCGCATGTGAAAATTGACGAACTCACTTCGTCTCGCGTGAAGAATTTGATTATGATTGATGAGATGAAAACTAAGATTGAGCAACAACAAACACAAATTCAACTTTTTCAGCAGGAACCTCAAGGCTCAATTGTTGAAGAAGATGAACAGACGAAGCGGTTCAACCAATTTATCGAGCAGTGTTGTATAGTTCACAAGGATGTTGAGGATTCGTCTACTGTTTTGGAAGGTCAATTTCGGATTTGGAATAAGGTCAAACCAACCAAGGAATTTTTTCATTTATTCAAACAGTATTTGGATACGCGATTTCGCCCCAAGCGATTACAAAAGCAGGATAAGAATCAAATTGTTCATGGATATACCGGTGTAAAATTGCGAATAATTGACTATAAGCGCGTTCGTGATGTTACATGCGATGTGGAGACATTCATTTTTAACGTTTGTCGTTTTTCGCCATGTGGAAAGATATTGAACTCTACATTGCTGAATGAGTATGAACGATGGAAAAAGAAGTTGAATAAGGATATATTGCCAGATGATATTAAGGCAATAAAAGAGTATTTAAATTCATCATCATATGTCCAAAAGGGGACTGTTTGGATCAACAATATATCGAATGAAGGTTATTATGGATTATCGCTTCGCGAAGATGATGAATATGAATATAAGGTGACATCGAGCACAGGCAAGAAGGTGAATAAGATGTGCCTGAAAACAAATCAAGTGCTGAATTCGTGGGCAACAATTGCTAAAGCGGCAACAGCAGAGAATATATCGGCAGCAAAGATGAGTAGAAGTATAAAAAATAAAATTATTTATAATGATTATTTTTATACAGCGTAATCATTATACATCGTAATCAAAATATTGTTGGGAATTATCACTATATCCGGGCGCCTGTTTACCAATTCGCTTGGTAAAATAATACCAATGATCCTTTGCTTGTAATCGTTTCCATACTTGGTCGTTCGCATAAATCCAGTGTTGTTTCGTTTGATCCAGTAACGGCATTGCCCACTCATATAGATCTATCAATACATTGTAATAATGTTTATTGACTAGATAGCCAGAAGCAGTTTGTGCTTCCTTGACTTTATTTATAAAGCCATATTCAGTATCTTCAAATCGATTCAAATTGTATGATAGCATTAATACATCAAAATGTAATTTCAAATCAAAAAACGAAGATAGATTTTGTTCGAATTGTTCCTTCGATACCAAAAACGTAAAATCATCTTCCAAAATAAGCACATTCTCGTAGTTGTTTTCCTTTGCTAATTTCAAAACAGCCAAATGAGACAATCCACAGCCATGTATGCCAAAACCATGGGTTTCAATTGCTTCAAATCGTTCGTATTTCAGGCCAAATTCGTCGAGCTCCTTTTCAATTTGTTCTCTTCGATCAGTTCGTTTATTCAAATTAATATAGTATATTTTATCTATATTGTGAGACATATAATTGTAAATGAAATACTAATCTTTAATATATTATTTACACCTTTGAATATTTAGAGCAATGCGCACAAAAATACAAAAAATAATATAATAAATAATATTTTTTCACTTGTATGTATTGTTATACAATGAGGATTACACCTTTTTCTAATCCCTACACCTTACCCTCTTTTTTTCATCTATTTGCAAAGTCCCACGAAATATAACTTCGTGTTTACAATAACACCAACCATCATCTTCTAGTTCTTGTATTTCATAATCCTCTACAAATAATTTGTTACGCAAATTATTCCTAATATGTTTTGGAATTCCTCTAGATAAATCTGTAATACGCGAATAATAACAATCATATAACTGATAGTCGAATGTTTTTACATTTATACCCACCTCTTCATTATAATCTTCAAAGATGGGTTTGATATCGCTCTCTGCGGTTGCTTCTCCCCATCTATAGTATGTTGCATGTGTGAGAGAATGATCCCCGTTTATGTAAGTAGTAAACTTGACAACATTCTTTGTAAGCATCGGTTCTATTTTCCAAAGCATTTTATTATAGTATTTTTATTTTTACAATTAGTATTATACAATCAATTTTTTATTATACACCTTTGAAGAAATACTATTACATTATTGAAGAAAATGATGTATTAGGGTTCTTGATAACGTTGGGCATTATCACTATACCCAGGTGCCTGTTTTCCAATACGCTTGGTAAAATAATACCAACTGTCCTTTGCTTGTAATCGTTTCCACACTTGGTCATTACAATAAATCCAATGTTGTTTCGTTTGGTCGAGTAACGGCATTGCCCACTCATACAGATCTATCAATATATCATAATATTTTTTATTAACTAGATAAGCATCGGCACCTTGAGCATCCTTAACTTTATTGATGAACCCATATTCAGTATCTTCATATTGGTTCAAATAGTTGGATAGCATTAATACATCAAAAGGCAAATTCAAATCAAAAAAAGATGTCAGTTGTTGTTCGAATTCATCCTTAGATACCAAAAATGTAAAATCATCTTCCAAAATAAGGACATTTTCGTAGTTGTTTTCCTTGGCTAGTTTGAGAACAGCCAAATGAGACAACCCACATCCATGTATACCAAAACCATGTGTTTCAATTGCTTCAAATCTTTCATATTTCAGCCCAAATTCGTTGAGCTCCTTTTCAATCTGTTCTCTTCGATCAGCTCGTTTTTTCAAATTAATATAGTATATTTTATCTATATTGTGAGACATATAATTGTAAATAAAATAATAGTCTTTAATATTTTATTTATAAATATAACTATTGGTTGGATAATTCGAAATTACTTTTTTGTGGCAAAAGGTCCACTGATTAGTTCACTCTGTCCATTGTCAGTCTTACCAACAACAATATTTTCACCTTCGAACAACTCCATACGAATATCTGCCGCAGAAATTGTATCCTTTTCTTTAATTGTTCCCTCCTGTGTGTTGATATTGTTGACGCCTACCAAATTGCCCTTATCGTCAATAGATTGGGTCAGCATATTACCAGTCTTTTCAGCATTCTTGATGTTCTCTTCAATTGCCTTTTGTTTGCTCTCCTTTACACGTTGTTCAAACGCATGCTTCGCATTTGCCTCGTTCTTCGTCTTCTCATGCATCAGCTGGTTCAACTCCTCTTCCATATATTCCACGCGCCCCGTTTTATAAGCCTCCGGATCCCATGGCATCCATAGTCCCACCGGACCAACGAATACATCGTGATTGGGATCAAGCTCCCTCAACATCTTACACCTCAGCTCCGCCTCTTCTATGGTTGGGTACGAACCGCGGATTTTTAATCCCCTTGTACAAGTCTGGAAATTGGATGCGATGCCGAAGGATTTCTCAAGTTCGTCCTCATTATTATCAAGATACGTTTTATATTCATCTGTCATGTTGGTTGAAACTAAATTTTCCTTCTCATCCTTGACAAAATCCTTGAAATCATTAGATAAATCATCAAAAGAAACATTATACTTGAAAGAAACGAAATTTAAAAATTGGACAAACTTTTCCATTGATTTATTGAATTCCCATTTCTTTAGGAATTGTTCAAAGCAATATACTTCCTTCTGCTTTAGCACCTTTTCAGGCGAAACAAATGACACACACACAAATTTTTGTCCGGCGATTGCTTTATCTTCTTCTAACAAGTCAACATATTTACTATTGGGTTTTCCATCAACCACTTTTCTCTCAAAACCACCCTTCTTCGTTGCCTTTTCTTTAGAGCGACTCATTTTAATTAGTTTAGGTATTTTATTTTAAGTTTTTTATCGCACAATATATATTTTTTTCTTTTTATTTAATATAATGAACAGTCTGATCAACGTTGCTGAACTTGTTAGAAGGATAATTAAATATCTTGTGGAAGGTCTTATGGTCGCTATTGCGGCGTATGCCATTCCTAAACGTTCTCTGAATATTGAGGAAATTGTTTTAATCGCCTTAACTGCCGCCGCCACATTTAGCATACTTGACACTTATGTGCCGACAATGGGGGTTACTGCCAGGTCGGGAGCCGGATTTGGTATTGGGGCCAATTTAGTAAAATTCCCCGGAGGTTTCTAAGCATATTATGATATGATTAAGGATATTAAAATACCAACTACTTATTGAAATATTACAATATATATAAAATATTGTAATATTGTATATGAAGCGAAATACATTACGTAATAAAACAAGAATAAAGCGACGAAAACAAAATAAGAAAACTAGAAGGATAAGAAGAATGAGAGGAGGTTTTATAGATGACCAAAAAAGTGTTGATTTCAACCCTAATCTTGCGTATGACGCAAAACAAATGGGGGGTATAGGCCAAATGGGGGGTATAGGCCAAATGGGGGGGCAAAATCTTGGAGCTGGTTGCCCTGACCCTAATTTTTCCATTTATAACACAAATGAATTAAGTTTGTTTCCATATAGACCAACTTAGGATTCTTTTTCTTCTTTTATTGTTATTTCATTATACAACCAAACTTCTGTGCCTACTATATCCCACCTTGCTTTGCCAAAATCATCCAAATTATCATTTTCATCCCAATATTCTTGTATTTTGTCTTTCATTTTTGTTGTCATACCTTTGGAAAATTCAAGTTCTGTCCAGTTAGAATCATTCAAGTT